ACAGCAGATGCTTAACCAACAGCGTAATAAGAATGAGGCTTGGTATAACCGTAACTACTACCAGAACTACTTAGATAGTAAAGAGGCTCAGTCTGCTATAAAGAGAGTGGAAGATACATTGCGTCGTAGAAATCAAGAGGCACAAGCAACTGCCGCTGTTACAGGTGGCACTCCGGAGGCTGTGCTTGCTCAACAGGAAAATGATCAGAAGATGATGGGAGAAGTCGTTGGAAATCTTGCTACTCGTGGTGATGCGATAAAGAGGCAGGTCGATGCTCAGAATCAGGCCAACGAGAATGCATTAATGCAGCAACAGATGGCTCAACTACAGGCAAACGAAGCGGGTGGTACGCAGTTATTGGGTAATAGTGGATCGTTAATTAGCTCAGCTCTGAGCCTGTTGGATAAGAAAGGGTAAACGTATGGCATTACTGGAATATCTTAATAAACCGGCTCCGGCTTCGATGGATGAAGTTGTAGCTCCGGTAGTACCTGAAGGACATAAAGTTTCTGAAATAAGACCGGCTGGTCCTCATATACCGAAACCTGCCTCAATGGATGAGGTTATAGCACCTGCTCAACCTGTTGCTCATGTTGTATCTGAAATAAGACCTGCTACTCCTAAACAGCCCAATTATGCGGATGCGATTGGCCAGAAAGGTCTTTATGGCTTTTTCAAGGACTTCTACCGGAAGCCGGATCTTGAAAAAGAAGAGAAGATTACTCGACGGGAACGTGCCCTTTCTTTGTTGGGGGACATTGCAAATCTGAGTGGACAGATGTTCGCTTCTTCAAAGGGGGCCCGGCAATTCGCTCCGATAAATTCACAGGTACCTAAGTATAATGAACGGTTACAACGTCTTCGGGATGCTAAACGTGTGAATGACGCTGACTATCAAAATAAGTCTCTCTCCATGATTTTTAAGGACTATGAAAGTAAACGTGCAGACGACATGTATAAACGTCAGCAAGAGGCTGCAAAGGCGGCTACAGAGTTGAAATATAATCGTGATTTAACTTTAAAACAAATAGACCAGGCGTTCCAAATAGGAATGTTGGACGCTAAAGGGAAACAGGCCTTACAGCAGCAAGCAATAAAGGCTAAGGATGCGAAAGAACTTGCTACACTCAACCATAAGTATAGATTAAATGAGATTGAAACAAAAGAAAATAGCAATAATTCCAAGATTGTGGATAGTGTTATTGGAGGTGATGGTAATGTCTATACTCGTAATACAAGACTTACTCCAAATGAAGCCCAACAAATTGTGCTCGGATCTGGAATGGGAGAGGACGACTTGGCTCCGTTCCTTTCTCATGAAAGGGACAATATGGGAAATATCACAAAGACTAAGACTGATTGGCAAGCTGCTGCCGCTTATGCATTACAGAACGGTATGATACCAGCCGAAGAACTGAAAAGTAGAGGGTTTAAGTTAGGAGGGGCAACAGATAAGAAAGAAGTTGCTCCGTGGATTAGTAACAATCAATCATCCAATAATAAAGCACCATGGCTGAAGTAAACATGAATGAAAATCGTAAGTGGCTTTATGATGTACTTACGAACAAAGGCGTTCAAATGGGCGCCTATGAGGAATTTGATAAAAATGTAGATGCAAATAAAGACTGGTTGTATAATACTGCAAAAAGTAAAGGTGTAGATATTGGGGATTATGATGCTTTTGACAAAGCTATGAGTAATAGTCAGATACCAGCTGTTACTGTTCCTCATCCAGGACAACAACAATTGCAACAGCCACAACCACGTCCGAAATCTCCATACGTTGAGGGTAAAGGTGAGGATACAATGATATTTGGTGTGCCTTATGCAGATTATCAACAGATGACTCCGGAAGAACAATCGAAACAATACAGTGCCGCAATAGAGAAAAGGAAGAATGATGAAAAAGATTTCTTCTCGAATTATATCAGTGGTCAGTTGGGTGAGATTGATAGTGAATTGAACAAAGAGAGAGAGCCGGTACCTATGCCTGCCGGTTCCGCTTTCATACCTTCTTCTGCCGTTGGTGCCGCACAAAGGTTTGGTAATGGTGATACCAAAGAGACGCAGGATCGTTATACATCGCTCCATGCAGCAAAGAACTTACTTGATGATGCTAATAAGCTTGTAGAAGAGGCAAAGAAAGGCGATACGGGCTTTTTCTCTTCACTTGGTAGAGGTTTCAAAGATAAGTTTATGGATACAGACAACTGGACCATGGGACTTACAGATACGGCATATTCCGGTTTGCTCAGAAAGGCGATTGAGAAAGAAGAGAGTGGGGAAGAGCTCTCTCCGGAAGAATCGAAGTTGCTTGATGCTGCGGCTGTAAACATGGCTACACAGGCTTACTTCTCTTCTGATATGAGTAGAGGTTATAAAGCTGGTAGTACGACGGCTCAAAGTATTCCTTTCATGCTGGAATTTGCTGTTAATCCAGTTTCTTCTTCCGGCAATGCATTAGCAAAAGGTTTGCTGAAACATGGTTTGAAACGCTTTGGCCGTGTAGCAACAAGTAATGCGGCAAAGGTTGCGGGCCGATTGGTTGGTGATGCCGCAGCCGCTGCCGGGATGACAGCTACTTCAAGTATAGGTCGCGTAGCTTCTGGAACCAACGAACGGATGATTGGTGATGTTCAAGCGACAGTAGAAGATGGTGGGATTAAGTATGCAGGCCGTGAGAATGGCATGGAGGTGGGCGAGGCCTTGGGTAAATCAGCTGTCTCTAATTTCCTCGAAAATCAGTCGGAAATGGTCTTTAATGCGTTCGCTGGTGGTGGCAAGTTGGCGAAAGAAGCATTGAGCAAGTTTATTCCTGACTTTTCTAAGCTTTCCAATAGCGAGATTGTGCAGTTCATCAGCAAGATAAAGAATAATCCTACTATCAAAAACGTTGCTGAACGTACACAGTTTCATGGGCTGTTAGGAGAATATGCCGAAGAGGTATACAACAACTTTGCCAACATTCCACTGGGAGAGATGACTGTTGAACAAGCTACAGATTTAGACAACAACATTGATACATTTCTGGGACTTGCACCGACGTCTGCCGCCTTTGGTCTGCTAGGACTTGGGGGAATGGCACGTGAGAAATTTATTACTCAGAGGAACTTACGAAGATTTAGAAACAAATTAAGCGAGGAAGATCAGGCTTTGTTTGATGAATTGCAGCAAGTAATAAATGCCGGTGACAAAGAAACGGCTAAAGCTTTTATCAAAAGGACGCTCGCAGATGATAACTTGACCTTGGAAGAAAAGAAAGAACGTGTCTTTGCTGTTCAGGATATGCAGGAAGAAAGGGTACTTGAAGATGTGCAGAATGAAGATGTGTCTGCTGGCGTTACTCCCGAAGATATTGAAGCAAATAAGATTGATATTTATCGCAATTTTAAACGAGCTGAGAGAAAAGTAAATAGCCTTTTACCTGAAGAACTTACTTCCCAGTTGGATGCAGTATCAGACCTTGGGCAATTTGCAACGGTCAATAACCTTAATGAGCAGCAGGTTTCGGCTTTGGCGGACTATCTTCCGGCAAAAGAGATATTCTCGCAGTACGTCGATCATACCAACAGCAGAAAGGAAGAAGTAAAAATGCAAGCTCGCGAACAGGCAATGGCCGACATCGAAAGGATTAGTAATCCGGAAACAGGTCTTGTTGTTCAGGCTAAACATAAGTTTGCCGATAACCCTGTTTATCTTGTGGGTGGTAATCTGTCATTTGGTGAGGATGGCTTTCTGGATCGGGACAGTTCAAGCGGGACTATTTATTATGTAGATGAAACCGGCGAGCGAAAGATGGCGCAGGCTGAGGACTTTGATAGCGTTCTGTCCGAGATCCCTATTGATGATATGATTGTTCAGGCTGAGGCTAACGCTGAACAAGATTTCATCGCTAACGAAGAAGAAAGCCTCCGTTCTCCTGATATTCCTGCACCTGTTCGTGGAGAAACTGTTATGATGGATGGTAGCCGCTATCTAATAGAGGGTGATAATATGGATGATCCAGGTCTAAGTGTAATGGCCATAAAGCTTAATGATACTGGTGAAATTGATATTGAGGATGGAGATGAACGCCCGATTAGTATTGATGATTATTATAGTCTGAAAGAGGCTGAATTGTGGCAAGATGATAATGTTCCGGCCTCTTTGCAAGAAGAAACCCAGCAAACGGAAGAGACGCCATTGGAATCTGAAACAATTCAAGAAGAAACGGACCAGGTGTCTGTTTCTGTTGAGGAAGAATCAGTCAAGGAAGAAACACCGGAACAAAGATTGCAAAAGGTTCTTGATACCCTTCCCAAGAAGAAGGACGGAAGCATTGACTATAAAAGTATGACACCACAGCAACAGTTTGACTATACCAGTGCTGTTGACTCTCCCGAAGTGGCTATTGAGGATTTGAAAGGCGATGTCGCTGCGAAGAATGAAGAACTTGAAAAAATTAATGTTCGCCTGGCAAAAGCAACCGGAGGTGAACGCGTCGAGTTACGTGATCTCATACGATCTAAAAAGAAAGAGCTGGACGAATTGAATACTTTCTTCCAGAGCGTCGTTCCTGAACAATCAGATACTTCTGAGAGTATGGAGACTTCACAGGTACCGGAAGAAGTGCGTACTGATGAGGATTATATTAGTTGGGTTGCTGATAACTCAGATGATGCCAATGAGGTTCTTGGTGCTTATTCTGCCGCTAAGGACCTGGCCAGCCATGAACAGACATTGAAACCATGGCAACGTGAGTTGCTTGGTAGAAAAGTTAGTACTTCTTCTTTTAATCGCTTTGGTGATCGTAATCAGATAACCGGTGCTTTAGCGAAAGGTTGGCTAAGAAAAGACGGTCAAGAAATAGATACTATTGCTCAGGAATTAAGTGAAAATGGGGTAGAGGTGACAGAACAGGATATAGTTGATTTCATGCTTACTAATCCTTCGAACCATGTCAGTCAGGTATCAGATACAATGCGCTCTTTATCTTCCAAGTTCAGTGAGATAGCCACCAAAGAAATGGGTATTCCTGTTGGTGGTCCGGAAAGTAACACAGGTCGGTTGTACATCAAACTGAAAGAGGCGGATCAAAAAATAGATAAATTGACAGATAAACAGAAGAATGAAATAGAGGAGGCTTTGTCTGCTGATATGGATGCTTCTGATACGCAGCGCACCGATAGCTATTATGAGGCTTTAGATGATTACATTCAGCAATACGATCAGTTCCGTAATGAGTTTGATGAAGAAGCTGCAGATGAAGCTATAATTCAGTCTATGGAAGAGAATAACCCGGAACTGTATCATGGTGGTTTTACTGCTGATGAATTAGATGACATTTACTCACAAATTGAAAATAACAATGGAACAGAAAGACAGACAGAGGATAGCCGAGAAAATCAATCTCCGTTATCTGGAGAAGAAGTTGAACAACACGAAGAATCCGGAGCACCGGAAGTTGCTGCAACAGAGAATAGAGAAAGTGAAAAGCAGAATAACGGAGTTGTCCCCAATGAACAATTTGAAGTTATAAAAGAGCAGAAGCCAGTAAATATAGAACAACCTACAGGAAATGATTTATCTGTTGTAGAACCATCTTCCTCGACTCAGGAAAATGGCAACAATGCTTTGAACTCTGAGGACTATTCTGTAAATTTGCAGGGTGAAAATCAAAAAGTTAACGAAAATGACGAAGTATCTGAATCAATTCCACAAGGAGAGCACGGAACGTTGCCTGAAATATCTGGCGAACAGGAAGAACCGGTCTATCAATTACGACGAAGAATTGAAGAGGCATCAAGAAATGCATCGGAAAGCGAAAGTGGCAGAGGCCACCAGCAAGAAGTAAATCAAATGATCGAGGCACAGGCCAAAGAAAGCGGCTTGTGGACTCCCATACAGAATCTTTCCAACCTCGGTACACCATTCCTTAGCGGAAATGAAAATGATACTTATTTAGATCGAGAAAACGATGCTGTTTACAAGATGAATAACTTGGTAAACAGTAAGAATCTTCCAGAATTATTCAAACGCATTGACCTTCATAATGAGCTTTTTCCGCAGACAAAGTATGAATTAGTTGGTTTTACAGGTTTCGGTAATGGCGGTGCCATTTATCCAATATATAAACAAGAATATATAGATAATGCAGAGTTTGCCACTCCAGAAGAGATTGGTAACTATATGCAGGCTCTTGGCTTCAATAAAACAGGTGAAGCTGAATATTTAAATGGAGACGTTACCATATCAGATCTGCGCCCACGTAATGTATTGAAAGATACAGAAGGTGATGTTTATGTCATTGACGCTGATTTCAAACGTAATATTCCCACCCCGAAAGAAAACAATCCAGCACAATTTGTTTCTCCCCAATTGGAACCTGGGGAAGATATATTGGATTATACCAATAGAATATCAGAGTCTAAGCGTCTATTTGATGCTGAACAGGAAGTAGATACTAATCCAACTGAAGCACAGAAGTCAGCCGGTAACTATAAGAAAGGGCATATTAAGATTGATGGGTACGACATTACTATTGAGAACCCGAAAGGTAGTGAACGTTCGGGGGTAGATACTAATGGCCAACCGTGGAGTGTTACCATGAACAACACCTATGGTTATATCCGTGGTACGGAAGGAGTGGACGGTGATCATATTGACGTATTCTTGTCGGATAATCCGGCCGGTGGCAAAGTATATGTCATTGACCAGATGAATGAAGACGGTTCCTTTGATGAACACAAGGTAATGTATGGCTTCAATTCTGCTTTGGCAGCAAAGAGGGCTTACATGAAGAACTATTCTCCAGGTTGGAAAGGTTTAGGAAAGACTACAGAAGTATCAAAAGAGGTGTTCAATGAGTGGGTGAAATCTTCAAAACGTAAGACGAAACCTTTTGCTGAATACAAGATTGCAAAAGAAAATGCTGATAATATCGCAGAAATACAGTCAGAAGACGTATTACAAGCCGACACGGTGGAATATGGGGTTTCCAATAAATTGGTGTCTAAGGATAGATACGAAGAATTGAAGAATAAACTTCGTGGAAAGCTTGGACAAATGAATATTGGTTTTGACCCTGAATTGTTTTCCATCGGAGCGGAGATGGCGGCATATCATATTGAAGCTGGTGCCAGGAAATTCGCAGATTTTGCTCAAAGAATGATTGAAGATGTTGGCGATGCCGTTCGTCCATATTTGAAATCTTTCTATGAGGGTGCACGCCAGTTCCCGGGTATGGAAGACTTTCAGAAGGACATGGATGAATACCATGCAGTGAAGGACTTTGATACTGAATCATTTGATAAGGCTGTAGAGCCCATAGATAAAGCTACATTGCCTGCCAAAGAAAGTAAGTCAAATAATAGGAAATCATCTGAGAATACGGTATCTTCGCAAAAGAGTGAAAGTAATAAGCCTGCCGAGATGCAGGATTTGTTTAATCAAAATTTAGAAGATCATGGCGAACAGAGAAACTCCGAAGAGCGAAATCCGGATACGGATAGAAGCATGGGAGGAAAAACACGGGAAGAAGCTGTCAGAACTGAACGGCGAAGAAACGATACAGGCGTGCATGGACATAATGTGCCTGACACGGACAGAAGCGGAAGAATACCTGAGTCAACAGGCCGCGTCGTCTCTCCTGTAAAAGTTCAACGAAATCGAAATAACTATAATTTCGGTGAGAACCACATTGATGTTCCTGCCGGTGATGTTGCCAAATTAAAGGCAAACATTGATGCCATCCGTACACTTAGAGAAGTGGAGAATAGCGGAAAGCCGGCTACGGAACAGCAAAAAGCAAAGTTAGCCCGTTATGTAGGCTGGGGAGGATTGGCTAACGCATTAGATGAAAATAAATTTAAAGCCAGTGAACGTTCTTGGATTGCCGATGCCAACTGGAACGCGAAGTACCTCCCTTACTACAAGCAACTAAAAGAATTACTCTCTCCTGAAGAATTTAGAAGTGCGGTCCAATCAACTACTACGTCGCATTATACTCCCGAACCTATAATCCGAAATCTTTGGAACATTGCTACACGCGTAGGGTTTACCGGTGGAATGATAAGTGAACCAGCCATGGGAGTGGGGCATATTCTTGGTTTGATGCCTAAAGGTATTGCCGAAAATTCTCAAATCAGCGGTTTTGAGATTGACAGTTTATCTGGGAGGATAAGTAAAGCATTATATCCAGATGCTAATACAAAGGTACAGGGCTATGAGACGGAGTTTGCTCCACAAAGTAAGGATCTTGTTATTACCAATGTGCCTTTTGGTAAAGATGCTCCTTATGATAAGTTCTTGGATAAGTCGCTTAGGAAAAAGCTTGGTGGGGCATACAATCTTCATAATTATTTTATAGCAAAGGGATTACTTGAACTGAAAGAAAATGGTTTAGGAGTATTTATTACGTCGTCTGCAACTATGGATGGTGCTGACAGCCGGTTCCGTGAATTTGTTGCCGGTAATGGTTTTGATATGGTTGGAGCTATACGCTTGCCCAATGATGCTTTCCAAAAAAATGCAGGTACGAGTGTTACGGCTGATATTCTAGTATTCCGTAAGAGAAAAGCAGGTGAGGTGGCTAATGGCGTGAATTATATTTCCACTACTCCTGTGGGAGAGGGTACCTATGAAGAAAAAGGCGAGAAGCGGACGAAACCCATAATGATTAATGAATATTTTGCTGCCCGTCCTGAAATGATGCTGGGAGAAATGATGACGGCATTTGATGCTGGTAGTGGTGGCTTATATAGTGGAGCTTCGCAGACATTAAAGGCTCGGTCTGGTCTGGACTTATCTCAAGCGATTAGTGAAGCTATCGGAAAGTTACCGGAAAATATTTTGGGAAAGGTAGAGAATAGTGCTGTGGTTAAGGATAAAGAACAAACCACCCAGAAAGATGGAACATTGACCGTTAAAGATGGAAAGATATATGTTGCCATGAGTGGGGTTTTAGAACCTGTTCCCGTAAAAGAAACGTTTACCTACAACGGTAAATTGCAGAAAACGGTAGATGCTGTACAGAGTTACAATGATCTTAAATCCACACTAAAGAAACTTATTGCTGCGGAACAGAGCTTAGATATAGACCCTGAACCTATAAGGAAAGAGCTAAATAAGCAGTATGATGCTTTTGCAAAAAAATACGGTACACTCAATCATAACAAAGCATTAGATAATGTTCTCGTAGAAGACTTTGAACGTTACCTTCCTCTATCATTAGAAGACGTTACCAAAGTGCCATCTGCCACAGGTAAATCATCGGTTTACCAAATAACCAAAGGTAAAGGCATTTTGGATAAACGAGTTAGTTATCCTGTGAAAGAACCATCTAAAGCGGATAATTTGCAGGATGCTGTAAACATCAGTCGCTCCTATCGTGGCGCTATAGATATCCCATATATTTCTCAACTAATAGCGAAGAGTGAGGAGGAAGTTATTGATGATATGTTGCGTGATGGGGTGGCATATCGTGACCCTTTGACTGGTGACTTAATAGATAGGGGTACATATCTTTCCGGTAATGTTAAAGAAAAACTGGAAGAGGCAAGAACAGCAGCGGAACGTGACCCGGCCTTTGAAAAGAATGTGGAAGAACTTATCAATGTCCAACCTGAAATGATACGCTTTGGTGATATAAGTTATCGTCTTGGTACCCCCTGGATACCTACTGAGTTCATTGATAAGTTTGCGGAGGATGTCTTAGGGCTTTCGGATACTGGATTGAATTTTGTTTCAGTATTAAATGAATATGTCACAGGCAAATCTATTAGTGTAGCAGATTATGCAAAAGCCGGCATATATAAAACTGACCGGCTTGGAACGATTAATTTATTCGAGGCTGCATTAAATCAACGGAAACCGAAAGTTTATGATGAGATTAAAAACGGGGAACAAAAGATACGTGTCGTCAATGAGGTGGAGACACAAGCCGCTGCTGAGAAGGTAATGGAAATCTCTGATAAATTCATTGAATACATCGACGGGCAGAAAGCGTTTCATAAAGAGTTAGAACGGATTTACAATGACAAGTATAATAACTTCCGCCTGAAGGAATATGACCTGCCAGCTTTTGAACATTATCCAAATTCTAATTCCCAAATAACATTGCGTATCCATCAAATGAGAGCTGTACAGCGTAGTTTAGGGGAAAGCACTTTGTATGCTCATCAAGTAGGTACAGGCAAAACATTCACGATGATTACCACCGCGATGGAAATGCGGCGTTTGGGAATCGCCAGAAAACCTATGATTGTTGTTCAAAATGCCACATTGGAAGATTTTGTAAAAGACTTCTATAAACTATATCCAGGTGCTAATGTCTTGGCTCCTGGGAAAGACGAACGAAGTGCAGATAATCGTAAACGTTTATTTAATCTGATTGCAACGGGGGATTTTGATGCGATTATCATACCTCAATCATTTATGCAATTTATACCGGATGATGAGGGGCGAAAGAAGAAACTCATTCAACAAAAAATTGAGGAGTATGAGAGAGTTATTGGGGCTACTGAGAATGACTCTTTGAGGCGTAGATTAGAAAAGGAAGTAGCTGACCTTCAAAATCAATTTGAAGGAGTTGAGAAACCTAAAAAACGATCAGTAAAAGATAGGGCCAAGGCTGAGAATCGTATCAAAACTAAAATGGAACGCCAGCTTGATCGGAGAACTGACGATGTATTGACTTTTGAGCAAATGGGCATAGATGCATTGTTTATTGATGAGGCTCATAACTATAAGAAGATTGGGTTTGTTAGTAAGATGAGCAATGTTAAAGGTATTGATACTACTGCATCCCAACGTGCAAACAGCTTGCTACTAAAGGCCAAATGGGTACAGGAGAAGAATAACGGCCGTAATGTAATACTTGCTACCGGTACTCCTATAACGAATACGATGGCAGAAGTCTGGACTATGATGAATTTTGTTGCCCCTGATATTCTTGAAGCTTATAACATTCAGACTTTTGATGAATTTGCAACAACATTCGGTACGGTGGAACCTTCTCTTGAATTTACGGCTACCGGGAACTTCAAAATTGCGGACCGCTTTAAGAGTTATGTCAATGTACCGGAGTTGGTGAAAGCTTTCCGTAGTCATGCCGATGTTGTTTTGACGGAAGATGTAGAAGAGTTTCAGGAAAGTAGTAGTATTCCAAAACTCCGGGATGGAGCGATGACCAATATTGTCATTGATAAAAACGAAGATCTGGAAGACGTAATGCAGATTCTCATAAGTGAGTTGGAAAGATTCAGCAAAATGAGCGGTAAAGAGAAAAGAAGAATGAGCGCACTTCCTCTTGTTGTTTTTACTAAAGCAAAACAAGCTGCGATTGATCTCCGATTACTTAATCCTTCATTTGCAGATAATCCCAATAGCAAGACTAATCAGGTTGTATCAAATGTCGTAAAACTCTATAATGAAAGTAACGCGGATAAAGGGGCACAACTTATTTTCTGTGATAGTTATCAGTCTCCCGGGGAACAGCCCAAAATGGATTTGTTTGACTATGATCCGAATACTCCTCGTTTCAATCTTTATGAGGACATAAAACAAAAACTGATAGCCCAGGGAATACCTGCCAAAGAAATTGCTATCATTAATAACTATGATGGTGAACGTCGGAAAGGTTTGTTTGAGAAAGTACGCTCTGGTGATGTTCGTATATTACTTGGCAGTACTGAGAAAATGGGAGTAGGCGTTAATGTTCAGGATCGCTTATATGGTTTGCATCATATTGATGCTCCGGTACGTCCTATGGACTTTGAACAAAGGAATGGTAGAATCCTTCGGCAAGGCAATAATTATGCTCTGTGGGGCAAACCTGTAAATGTAGTGACCTATGGTGTTCAGGGAACTTTGGATGCTACAGCTTATGACCGCCTGAGAATAAAACAGAACTTCATTAATCAAATGATGAAAGGTAATGTTTCTGGCCGTATTATGGAAGAACAGGATGATGAGGACCCCAGCGGAATGACATTTAACCAGATGGCAGCTACATTGTCCGGTGATAAGACGGCTCAACTCCTATTTGTTGCTGAGAATTTATTAAAGAAACTACGTAATTTAAAACGAAGTGATGCAAACAGTAAGAGTGGTATGGCTGAGAGTATTGAGTATGCCAGAAATCGAATTATCCATGATAAAGGTCAGAAGAAAGTATATGAACGTGCCTATAAAACTATAAGTGAGTATTTCCCTGACGGCGTTGAGAGTGTTACAGTTGACGGTAAAACTTATACGGAGAAATTTGGACCTGCATTAGAGCCGGTTATTGCCTCTTATGAAGATGCATATAGCCTTAATCGTGGGACAGCGCCTCTAAAAATAATGTTGAATAATAGCAAGGCGGAAGTCATTGTTCATTTCAATGAGGGTAGGATGGTGTATGAACTGTATGCTGGCAATGAACATATTGTTGAAGGACGCCAATTCAATGGTGGTAAAGGTTTGATGTCAAGTATTGAGCACCAATTGAAGGCCGTGGAGAAAAACTTGTCTGATATTGATGAGAAGATAGCTTCCTATGAAAAGAGGGTCCAGGGACTAACGGAAGCAATGAATACTCCGTGGGGACGCGAAGATGAATTAAAAGCAGCTGAAAAGGAAGTTGAGGGCTTGAAAAAACAATTGGAAGAAAAAGCTAAAGCATCGGATGAAAATAAAAAATATCGTATTGCTGAAGATGAAAGTACAAGGAATAGTAAGCGCCTGTCTTCCGTTATAGTGGAACAGGCGAAGATGTTGAATACTCCTGTACGGATTATAAACAGCATTGATGAATTGCCGAATGATGATGATGCTCGCATCCAAATAGAAAATGGAAGTAATGTGAAAGGATGGTTTGATTCAAAAACAAAAGAAGTTGTCGTTTACCTGCCTAATGCCGTATCTGTTGAAGATGCGCAGGCTACTGTATTGCATGAAACTGTTGGACATCGTGGGCTGAATGAAGTATTCGGGGAACAGTATGATGATTTCATTGATAAGGTTTTTGAAAATGCTATTCCAGCAACAAGAAGGAAAATCATTGACCTTGGAATTAAACGCGGGTACGATTTTCATTTGGCCACAGAGGAATATCTTGCTGAATTGGCCGAAAAAGGTTTTGAACGTGAAAATGGTTTCTTACAGACAATTAAGTCTTTGCTCACAGATATGCTCCGTCGAGCTAAAATCAAACTTGGTTTCAGATTGAATGATGGAGATTTACGATATATGCTTTGGAGAACCTATCAATTGAAGACAGAAGGACACTCGACAGATGCTTTCGCTAAGGATATGTCCATGCGATATAAATTGAAAGTTGGTAATTACCGAGAGACACCGGTTCGGAAAAAATACAGGAGTGATAATGCAACAGCTGAAAAAGATGTAGCTAAACATTTGTATGAGGCCCGTACTTTAGATAGGATGTATAAGTATCAAGAAGCGTATCAAGATAGCATGTTGGGGTTGAAAACTCTGCAAGAAGCACTTGAAAAGGAAACAGATAAACCTATTGCAGATTATGAAAATGCTTATATGGCCGAAAATCAATTAAGCAGTAGGAATTCATTTGAACAGGAATTTTATAAAATGAATTTCTTTGATCCGATAATGTCAGAAGTGAACAAACTAATAAAGACTGGGGTAGAGTATGACGATATATTGGATTATTTGAAAGCTAAACATGGTCTTGAAAGAAATGAAGAATTTGCCAAACGTGCTGCGGAGAAAGCAAAGGAGCCATTTCTTGAAAAGCTTAATGATTTGGAAAAACTTTTGGCCAATGGTGGTATTGATGGGTTAACTTTTGATGAGGAGCGAGATAATTTAAAGTCCGAGATGGAAGAAGCTGCAGAGGATGCATATTTTGAGGCTCGTGGAAAAGACTTCTCCGGCTTGTCTTCTCTTACTAGTGAGAAAGAGAATTTTACTACTGAGGCTGAGAAGTTAGTATCTACTTTTGAAGAAGCTAATGAGACTACTGTTCTTTGGGAAAAGATTAATGCTGCAACAAAAGAAAGTCTCAAAAAGACCTATGAGTGCGGCTTAATGACAAAAGATGTTTATCAGAAAGTTAGTACTATGTTCAAGTATTATATTCCACTACGAGGCTGGAAAGAGGATACTGCAGCAGATGTTTATGATTATATCATGGAAGAACGTCCAATATTCAATGTACCTGTGAAGAAAATGGAAGGTCGGGTGTCTGAGGCTGACGATCCGCTGGTAACAATAGCTAATATGGCCGAAAGTGCCATCATGCAGGGGAATAGGAATCTTATGAAACAACGATTCCTGGCAATGGTTATTAATCATCCAACAAGCCTTGCTACAGTGAAGCAAATGTGGTATACCTATGATGGGGTGCGAGATGAATGGCAGCAAGCTCTACCTGAGATACCGGAAGACGCAACAGGGGAGGAAGTGGCTGCTTTAGTCGAAGAATTTGAAAGAAGAATGGTAGAGCTTGCAAGAGAAGGACTGGCTCGCAAAGGACGGTTAGAGGTACCATATAGGGCATTGCCCAGAGAACAAAGGCAGCACATGGTCATAGTAAAGAAGGATGGCCTTGAATACACTGTTTATATCAATGGTAATCCAAGGGCGGCACAGGCTATGAATGGTTTGACAAATCCAGATAGTGGTTCCCATAAACTTGTAAACTTGGTTAAGCGCATCAATCGGCAAATGGCTGCAAACTTTACGACCAGAAATCCGGCTTTTGTAATTAGCAATTTGGCAAGAGATGTGATATTTTCCACTTCCGCAATAACTATTAAGGAAGATCATAAGTATTCAAGTCGTTTTAGAAGGAATCTAATTAAAAATGGACTGGGGTTAAGACTTGGAGAATTGTTATATAAGTCTGAGAAGAACTCTCTCGACCTGAATAATGAATTGGAACGTTATTTTTCGGAGTTTCTTAAAAATGGTGGAGAAACAGGCTACACGGCGTTACATAGTGTAGAAGAACATCGAAAGATGATAGAGCGTTCAATTATGGATGCTAAAGGCCTTGTCGATTTGGGACGGATATTTGGAGTTAAACCAGGTAAAGTTACCGTACCTACAACAATGGGGATTGTACCTGCTTTCCAGTTTATGGCAAAATGGACTGAGTTTGGTAATAGATGTGCTGAAGATGTAAGTCGTTTCACTACTTATATGACGAGCCGTCAAATGGGACGGAGCATTTCAAGAAGTATTAGTGATGCAAAAGAAGTTACGGTGAATTTCAATAAAAAAGGAGCTGGTGGCCTGGGCGCTACTACATTTAAGTCTCTTTTCTTATTTTTCAATGCTGCTGTACAAAGTTTAGCTAATTTTGCGAATTTAGCAAAGGCTAATCCAAAGCGTTTTTCTGCTGCAATTGGTGGCTTTACTGCAGCTGGGATATTATTGCCTATCATGAATAACTTACTCATTGGTATGTTTGGTGGTGATGATGATAAAGATGCCTATGAAAACCTGCCGGAATGGGTAAGGAAGAATAATTTCTGTTTCTGGTTAGGTGGTGATAAGTTCCTTACTATTCCAATACCAATCGAATTGCGTGCTTTTTATGGAGCTGGCGAACTGTTCCGTTCTTATATGGAAGGTAAAGGGGATAATCGCAATATTGGAATGGAGTTGATGGGACAGTTTACCGAATTACTGCCTATTAACCCATTTGGTGGTGGAGAGTGGAATATTCCCAAAGGTACACCAACGAAAAATATAGTTGGTACTGTTGTTGGCAATCTAATGCCTGATGCTGGTAAACCGGTTTATCAGGTAGCACAGAATAGAAATTTCTTTGGTAAACCCATTTACAAAGATAATTTCAATGAACTTATGCCGGAATGGACTAAAGCTTATGCCGGCACATCTAAGGCTCTTGTTTCCTCTGCCAAATTACTGAATGAAGTAACGGGTGGTGATAAATACGATAGAGGGCTATTAAATATGAACCCGGCAATTTTTGAACATTTCTTTGAAAGCTATTTTGGAGGATTGGGGAAAACCATAAATCAGGTCGGAAAGACGGTTTCAATGATTTGGGACGAAGATGAAAGAATGTGGCGGAGTGTTCCTGTATTAAATCGGTTCTTGAGTGGTGGTGATGAAAGGAATGTTTTCAGTCGCGTAAATGAGGCATACTTTAATTACTTAGGCGAGTATAAGGTCGTTGAGAACAGACTTCGCGGCTATAAAAAAGAAATAAAGACTGGGAATGAACAGTATAGAGCGAAGTTGAAAGAATTGGAGAACTCATCTGAATATGAACGTTACTCGGTATTAAAGAAATATCAGAAACGAGTAAAATCATATCAGGATTTGATAAAAGAGGAAACGGATAGGGAGACTCGAAAAGCGTATGAGACTGCCCTGAACCTTCTTAAAGCAGAAATAGTAGAAGAACTTCGGAGCATTAAGTAGCTTTTGTTGTAAATCAACAACTACCTAATGGGTTAACTGTCTTACTTTTGTGAAAAATGTGTTGCTATGAATAAGTTTTTGAATAGAAATGTAAAGCCAGTACGTAAGAAAGATGCTTCTCGTGAACAGAGACGTAACGAGAAGCATCTGGATATTCTGGATGAATTCAGTAAATATTGGGCTTCACTGGATGAGGCTCGTCAAAAGATGCGCCGTAGTGTGATGTACGCTTATGAGGACCAGTGGGGAGATTATATTAAAGACCCGGAAACGGATTTGATGATAAGAGAAGCGGACTTAATCAAAAAGAATGGTAAGGTTCCATTGAAAAACAATATGATTAGTCCCATTCTTAAAAATATTGACGGGCAGTTTCGTAATAATGTAACTCAGTCTATCTGTACGGTCCGGGATCAGAAAGAGGCCAAAATCGGAGAGATGATGAGTATTGCGGTTGAATATGTCCATGATCTTAATGAAATTCGGGAGTTGGACTCTGATAGTCTCAGATTAATGTTATGCGGTGGCTATGTGGGCCAGCGTGTGGAATATGGCTGGAACCCGGCTAAACGGATGAATGATGTTTGGGTTTATGGCTGTAATCCAGCGCGTATGTTTTTCAATACGAATATTGAGGATGTCCGTACCTGGGACTTGAATTGTATCGGTGAAGTGTATGATATGCCACTCGATAAGGTTGTTTCCCTATTTGCTAAAAGCCGGGCTGATAAAGAGTGGATTGAGAACATATATCGTGTGAGCGACACATATCTTACTTATGATGGTTTGCAGGGGAGGGAAACGAAAGATTTAGATTTCTACACCCCATCTCGTCCTGATTTGTGCCGGGTTATCTTTGGGTGGAGGTTGGAGAGCCGGGAGGCATACTTCTGTCATGATACACTGAAAGGTACATTCTACTATATAGGATTGAACGAAAAGAAGGAAATTGATTGGGAGAATCAACAGCGAACGAATGAGGCGCTTGCTCATGGTGTTTTGCCGGAGGATATATTGTTGATCGAATATGAGTATGGCAATGAACAGTATTGGTATTACCGGTACATGTCCCCTTGGGGAGACATTCTTCAAGAAGGCCGGAGCCCTTATTGGCATGGTTCGCATAACTATGCTTTCCATGTGTACCCGATGATACAGGGAAAGGTCTTCAATTATGTAGAGGATTTCATAGACCAGCAACGTGCTATCAACCGAACAATGACATTGATTGATTTCATTCGTAGTTCGTCTTCCAAAGGTGTATTGATTGTTGATGAATCGGCTTTTGAAAGTATGACTCGCGAAGAAATAATCGACGAATATGTGCGGTATAATGGAGTTCTGTTCTGTAACCTGAAAAACGGTCAGAATCTTAGTAATGTCGTTCAGCAATATAATGGCCAGGCAGCTGTTGCCGGTGATTATGAGCTATTGAATTTGCAGTTGAAGCTTATCAATGATATTTCCGGCGTGAATAGTGCGATGCAAGGTAAACAACCTAGTGCTGGTACAGCTGCCAGTCTGTATGCGCAACAAGTTCAGAACTCTTCATTGAATTTGAAAGGAATGTTTGAGTCATTCAACTCATTCCGTAAAAGAAGGGATTATATGGTTATGCAAACTATCCAGCAATATTATACTTCAGCCAGACACATTGACTTGTCTGGGAGAGATTATTCGGAAGAAGCAAAGTACTATGATCCGGATAAAGTTCAGAATGCACAGATTGACCTGAAAATCACTGAAGGTACTAATACCCCGTCATTTCAGATGTTACAGAATGACTTCTTGATGCAACTCTTTGAAAAAAATGCAATTGGTGTCAAGATTTTGTTAGAAAATTGCTCTTATCCGTTTGCTACAAAGATACTCGAAGCTATTAAACGAAACGAGCAGGCTTTGATGAATCAGCAGGCAATGGGGGGCATTCCGCAAGATGTAATGCCAGGTAATAACAATCTTATGCAGAAAGTGAATAATGACCGATTCGCCACTCCAGAAGATGGTATCGTGAAAACTGCTGCTTAAATTGAAGCTTCGCTGACAATCTTTGTTTTTTTAGACTTCCTAAACTCCCGCATAATTCGCGGGAGTTGCCATTTATAGCAAACATATACAAGGATGGCTGTCGCCATCAGGTAGTCGTCATGACAGCCTTCAGCGGCACCCATCTCCTTGCCATTTTCCTTTAGTTCATACGTATCCATCTCGAACGTGGTTGGCTTACTTCTCTCAATATATAGAAAGTCACGCATTGCGGATTTAAGGAAGTTGATAATAGTAGGCTTAGTTTTGGGATTGGTGTGGAAACCATATTTAACCGGTAGTCCTTGTTTAATTTGTTCTGGTGATGTACGCGAATAAAGGTTGTCGTAATATTCCACCACTTCATCCAATACATAATCGAAGTTGTCACCTTCTGTTCCTTCTGTTTCAAGTGTGTTACTTTCAATAACAAGTACAGCATTTCCGTATGCAGCCGCTATCTGTACGGCTTTCCATATTAATAAATCGTGTTCGATATGCCCATGCCATTCGGCGACAATTTCCGGTAGTCCGCCTTCTTCAAGCATTGGGAGCCGGTCAGCGACTTTAATACATGAGAAATCTGCTGCTGATGATGTACCGCCAATGTCGACACTAACCACGTATCGGTCATAGTACTTCTCTGTATAGTCGGGAAGAGCCCATACCCACAGGATGTTATTCAGGTCCTTTGTAGGTTCTATGTGCTCAAAACGAATATTAGATAGTGCATTCTTACCCTTAATATCGTTTGCTACAAATTCTCCATAAAAACAAGGTGGGAGAGTGGTTGTCCGAACTTGTTCGACGTATTTTTGTGGGAATATTCTCCGGCCCGTGCTTTGGAATGCTTCAGCGGCCGTAGACGGATATTCAGAACACATGCGCCATTTATCTTTAAATTCCAGCGATTTATCTCTGTACCAAGCAATAGCTTCTAAAGTTGCACCAAGCTCAAACAGCCAGTATTCATATTCGGTCATGGTGGCAATAAACGCGTTGTATGTTTTGGGATCGATACGTTTTGAATATATATCAATCATGAACCAGGGAATGAATACCGGAGTGAAATTATTACGTCCTTCGACTGCATCCAACCATGTACGATGAAAATAGTTGCCTACTCCTTTGGCGGTGGATTCCAAAACCTTGATAGTATAGGGTCCGCTGAGTATAGAACCGAATATGGATTGTACAAGGTCTTCCGGTTTCTTTCCCTTAGTTTCTTTCCATAAACCCACTTCTGTCAAATGGGCCATTGAAATATCTTCTGAACGAAGACTTTCCGGTTTCTCTGCCGAACCTATAGAATATCGGCTATTCGTTATATTGATGGAACGCGTCTTTTGTGAGCCTTGATAAGGATTCGTTTTTAGGCGAATACCGCCCGTTGCCCATGTAGGCATATTGTCGACAGCTTTTTGAAGCATACCAGATACATTCCGGGCTGCGGATTCAATGTGTCCACAGATAGCAGAGTTCCAATTGGAACGGTGTATAAGCTGTATCCACAACATATAAAGCTGAGTAAGTGTGGAACCACCCCATTGCCGGGCCTTACACAGAATAATGTCAATAGGGACACCAGCTATGCGAAGCTTTTCCAGTTCTTTTAAATAGTATCTTTGTGCCCGATTAAGTAAAAATGCTATGTCTTTTCCTTTTCCTTTCGCCGATATCTGAATACATGAATAGGCCCAGTATTCAAAGTCATAATTTATTCGTTCCTGGCAAAAAGATGTCCAAAGCTCATTCCTTATCTTATCCGATATACCCTGTTTGAGGATGAACTTGATATATCCATTAAATCCAATCTCAATGAGCTTTTTCACAAAACCGGTTTCCGCAAATGATTCCGGAAGATACATTTCTTCAATTGGACAGTCTTTTATATAGACCTTTTTCCGGAGAATAGATGTTGATCCTTCGCCGGTTATCGGATTATATGGACTTCGTATGATCGCAAGCCGTTCTCTGTTTTTCTGTATTATTTCATTTACGGTCATATATAAACCTCCTGGATAAGAGGCTTACCGCAAATGATATTAGAAAGCTATATACGTGGATAAGCGTATTGATATGTGGAGCGAATAAGCCCGTGGTTAGAAATGAAAATGCAAGTAGGAGAATGATTTTCGGCATATAACGTCGTTCAATGCCGGCTGTAATAATGCCTACCATAGATAAGACTATTGCTGAGGCACCAACTGTCGGTTCCTGATAGGTTGCAAAGATTGCTGAGAGAATAGGAATTATAGCCATTATTGGCATAATGATATACAGGTTGAAGTTCCGGAGCCTTCTCCAGTAAAACAAGAATAATGCAGAATTGATACTTAGATGAAAAAAATTAGTGTGGACAAAGCTATAAGTAATATAGTTCCACCATTCGCACCCATTGTATATACCTAATTGCGTAGTGTCGCAATAAAAACCAATGGAGTATATGAATACAAGGAAAATGATAAATATCATCTTATCTGTTCTTTATTGATTTATAAATGATGCCTCTCATTGTATCTATTGCCACGTAGTAAGAAGGCGCTGGCTGTTCTATGATATATTTTAATACGCAATAACCTGGCGCCTTCATTTCTTGTTTGTACTTTAGAAATCTGGCGTATAAGTCTTTATACATACACAATTTATTTTCATTGGAAACTTTGATAGGTTTTCCACGATGCATAAGTGATATAACCCTACGCGCATTATCATATGTTATGAAAAAACGAGGTGCCTCTTTCTTCATAACTTCCTGAATAATTTCTTCGGTTGAAATATAAGGCATACTTTTTCGTAAGCTTTTCAATGCATCAAAGTATGCTTCTCTTATAGAATTATCTCTTATTTCTCTGAATATATCATCCATTATAATAATGTTTTATGCAAATATAATTAAAGTAATACTTTAAAAGTTGCGATTTTACTAAAAACGCAGCTTTTAGTTGTAAAAACGCAGGTATAGTTTTCCATTTTAGTGCTTTTTTTGTGCATTAAATAATTAAAGAATTTGCTTATGGAAGATATCAAAGAAATGAATGATGAAGCGGTGGTTGACAAAACAGAATCAGTTCCGGGTACCGAACAAGTTCAAACTCCTACCAAACGGGATCAGTTGAAATCACTTTTGAGCGATGAAATTCCCGGTTATAATGCGGATGATGATGAATCTTCGGCTGAAATGTTGATGGGATATATCAACGGGAATAAGGAACAACGCAATAAACTTGCCGAAGCTTTGCAGCAAGATCCTCGTTTGGCTCAGATGCTTGCCGATATTGTAAACAGGAAACGCGGTGCCGGTAATGCAATGGCACGTTATTTTGGCAAAGATTTGCTTACTGCGGAAGAAGGTACTCCGGAATATGATGATATTCTGGCAGCCGAAGAAGAACGAAAGCAGGAAATGGAGGCGATGGAGGCCAGCAAGAAGGAATATAATGATAACCTTGAAAAGAGCATGCCTATTGTAGAGGGGTGGTGCCAGGAGAAAGGTTATGATATAGAGGAGTTTCTTGATAAGGTTTGGACGAATGTTATTTCTCCGATCATGTCGGGAAGTTATTCCCGTGAAATATGCGACTTCTTGGACAAAGGTTTGAATTACGACAAGGACACTCAAGATGCTTTGGCCGCTGGTGTAGTGAAAGGCCGTAACGAAAACATCAATAAAATGAAAGAAGAACGTGGGGATGGGTTACCTAAAGGGATAACGAGTGTTCCGGGAAATCCTAATATGCGAAAAAGAAGCTCTATCGTTGAGGCTGCTTTAAATGCTTGATTATTAACTGTTATAAATTTTAAAAAGATGAAAGTATTTAGTTTTTTGAAAAGAGAGAAATGGACGGTTCTTTCCGTCCTGTTGACGCTTATTTGCGTCTTTGTTGGTGGCGGTGTACTTATGGCTGATGCTACTGTAATTACACCGGGTTCCACACCATCTCCGGGAAATGCAGGCGAACCTACTCAATTACCAGGTAGCCCTACAACTGTTTCCGGAGTATCAGATGCTACTGGAGGTGTTGGTGGAGGCAATCTTATCCAACCGGATATTGATGACGATATTTTCCTGATTGGTACGGATGAAACCGTCTTGGATGGTATCATGCGTAAAGCCAAGAAGAAAGTTCGCGTTACAGGGTTTGAAGTGGACCACTTTGTTATCGATGAACAGAAATCTTCTGTGTTCACTACTGAAGATTATACTTTTGCTGGTGACCAGCAAGCTCCTATCAGTGTCCCTTCGGATGACCGTGGATTATTTCAGGAAAATGGTACGGTGTTGGTGAAAGGAGTCAACGGATATACCGAAGATGGAAAAACGGAAATCAAGGGAGTGGACCTTATGCTGTTTATTACGGGAAAAGATTCGAGTGGCAAACCTATTGTCATGGCAATTAATGGTCCGAAGACGAATGAGGGTGATGCCTATTGCAAACTTCCTACAATTCCCAAAGGAACAGAAATTGTTATTTTGACAAATGCATGTGCTGAAACTCAAAAGGAAGTTGCTCCTGATGTTGTATTCCCGACTCCTAAGCGAGTTTACTTACAGAAGACTATCATGAATGAGGTAGTATCTGACTATTTCGATGCCCAGAAAAAACGTATTCCTTTTAATCAGGCCCAAATTGCTGAAGCTATGATTAAGCAACACCGTAGAAAGAATAATCGTTCTTTATGGGTGAGCCATAAGGGTAAATTAATGGTTGACCGTGGTAAAATGGGGCGTCAGTTGGTATATACTTCCGAAGGTGTTCGTTGGCAATTTAAACGTGAGTATGAACATATCGGCCCGTGGACATTTGCTGATATTATTGCTTTAGCAAAATTGAAATTCACAGGTCAGAACTGTTCTAAAGAAGCATGGTGGCTTATGGGGCGTGATTTATTGGAGCAAATTCAGAATATCGATTTCACCAAACACAAGGACATCACAATGACTTCCGATCAACAATGGGGGTTCTCATGTACTAAACTTCACACTGTGTTTGGAGACTTCTATTTGAAGCATGAACCGACTTTGGATTATCTGGGATATTCTTGTAGTGGTGGCATTCTTGATATGTCCGGTATTGTTCGCTACTATATCAAGAACGAAGAAACCAGTTCTGAAAAGATTGAGGGTGAAGAAGCAAAGAGAAAAGCAATCATTTCTATCAATGCTTTGGCGTTGAAAGGCTATTCTCATATCTGGGTCAATGGTGAAGATATTGATGGTGATAATATCCCTGGTGCTTCGGCTATCACTAATTGGAGCAATGCTACCAATGCACCTGAAAATCCAAAGTTGAATGATGTTATTTATTTAACTGCTGCTTGTGCCGCAATTACCGGATCGAAGACGGGTGAAATCTATCAGTATAATGGTACTACCTGGGAGAAATATACGGGTGTAATTTATGCTCAAAATTGATTCTGTGAAATGTAGGGGCGGAGTATAGTACTCCGTCTCTTAATTTTTAATTATATGAAAATTTACAAGAAAAAATACGCAATTTATGGGATGATAGAACAAAGTTCTGTTTTCCCTATGGGTACTGGACATGTTCGTGTTGACTTCCGTCATGGTTCTTTAACAACGGCTGGTATTGTCCCTGCCACATACACTACTTCAAATCCAGTAATTCAGCAAGCTATTGAAAATTCTCCCAAATTTAAAGCGAGGATTATCAAAGAGATAGAATCTGTTCTGATTCGAGATACGGGTACATTGCAAGTTCAAAGAGGAGGCACTCAGAAGTTTGATAAAGTTGTTGTGGAAAGTACAGAGCAAGATACTACTTCTGATATATCAGAATCTGGTGAAATAAGTGGCGGTGCTGGGGTGTATCCAGATGTGAAGAATTCGCAGCAAGCGAAAGATATCTTAATGGGTGAACCTTATAATATCCCTCTTGCTGATCTTGGTAATAAAGCTGCAATACAGGCTAAAGCTGCTGCAACTGGTGTGTCATTCCCTAACTGGAAATAATGATGACTGAACAGGAAATCATAAGTAAAGTCAAAGCAATACTCAACGAAATAGGAGAGGAAGAAACTCTTTCTCTCCTATCAGAAGATACGGTCAAGATTGAAGAGTATATAAAAGCGGTTATACCAGATGCTGTAAGTTTGGTACAAATGAATTCTCCTGTTAGATGTGTCAATAAGAAAAATGGTGTTTCTTCTGATGCTACTGTGACCTCGGATAGTGAGGGGAAATGTCTTATACCTGTTCCTGATGATTTTGTCTCTTTGATTGCGATCAAACTTTCTAATTGGAAGAGAACTTGTATTGTAGCTTTTGATTTAAACTCAGAGGAATATAAACAGCAATGCAACTCTTATACAAGGGCTGGGAGTTACAAACCTGTGTGCATAATGGGATATAATAACTCTGGTAATAGAGTACTAATGCTATACTCTGCAAAGTCTGATTCTAAATTAGAAATGTTCGTGTATGAAGCGAAATATACCCTTGGTACAGACTTAGATATTGATCAGAATGAACCTGTATCGCAAGCTATCTGCTATATGGCTGCTAGTTTAGTGTATTCTATCTTTGAGAATAAAGTAACATCTCAAGAGATGAGGAACATTGCAGTCAGTCTTATTCCACAAAAGTAATATGTATCATATAGATGAAGAAAATAGCGACGTTATTTTTGAGGTAAATGGTAATAAGGTTGCCTTGAAAATAGTTTCTTCTCCCGGAGAAGGTGGGGGAGGATCATCTATCTATTTGATAAAAGTAGGGGATACTACAATTCCTACGAATAAAAACACATATTCAGCCTTAAGAATATTGGCTGAGATTGCAAATAACAATGAGATCTTAAAAGATATATTCCTCCGTAAGGACAAAATCGATAGTACTGACTATCTATTACGTCTTTTTGGAGGCTTAGAGGTTGGCGAAGCCATAGATTCACTTATCGCGGGCAAGGGCATAATTGCTGAAAATGGACGAATACAGGCTGACCGCATGGAGTTGCGGTCATCGCTGACCGTTTTAGAGCTTATCTTCAACCGCTTGTCTGCTATGGAGAGCGATTATTCATTTTCTGAGTCAGGGACTATTGAGAGCGTCGAACTCCTGGAAGACGGCACATATCGGCTTCCACTGCGTAAACGTTGGGAGAATGATTTCACAGCTCTTGACGAAAATGATGTCGTTTATGGCGTGGTGAATAATCTTGCTTCAGGTACCGGAGATTATTATACTTCCTGGTTGCGTGTCCTGAATGTAAACACAGTGGCCAATACCATAACTGCCGTCATGTACCCGGATGATGAAGTGCCGGGCGGCAAGAACTATCCGCCGGAACCGCTGATGATTCTTTCTCACCGTGGCAATCCGGTGAATGAGGACCGCCAGGCATATTGGTACTTGTCTTCCCGTGAAAAGTGTATCTGCATGCTCGATGGCGTGACAAAGCCCATACTGGAAGAGAATAACTACGCTATCATCATAGGTAAACTAAAGCAACTGTCACTATTCGACAACCTGCCTATAAACTACCGTCATAGTTATATCTATTGCCGTGGTATTGCCATTCAGGACTTGTTACGCATAGACTATCAAGGGACACCGGTCCGCTCAGAGAACAACCGTGGCCCGTGGTCGGCAGCGGATGCGGTGAACAACCCTTATCAGTCCACAGATACAGTTTACGATGCTGTCTATCATATTGGCTGCAAATGGATGTGTCTTTCTATCGGAACGACTCAGGAACCCAAATGGAATGCAACCGACTGGGCGCAGATTGAAGGTAATTCAGAACTGAGCCTTACGTTCTCTTCCAATAACGGTTATAACTTCTTTGCCGGCAAGGTCGATGCGGAATTCACCCCTATGGTGTATTGGGGTTACAATGATATATCTGAGGATGTGTTGCCCGGTGACTGGTCATGGACGCGTGACAGCGGTCAGGTGACGGAAGATAACGCCTGGTCGGTCGCTCATGCCAATAACGGCCGTATTCTTCATTTGACGAATGAAGATATGCCAAATAATTGGGGAGCTACGAGAAAAGTGAAATTCACCTGTACGGCATACGTTCGCGATGGTGCCGGGAGTACTAATGTCGAAAACAGCATAATTGTATGAAAATTAAAACCGTGGTTCAACCGCAGCCGGTCAGAACCAGTTATACGCCTCTGAAGGCGAGCTTTGGAATTGTAATAGATGGTGGAGGTAGCAAGACACAGTTCTACTATACCAATGCCAATACGTACATTCCTAACCGTGCCGTAACTCCAATGAAGCTGAGGGCGTTCCTCAATATTGCCGATCCGGATGGAATTATCAGCAACGGGGATAAGAGCAGCCAGCTAACCGTTACCTGGTACGAAAACAGTGAGAGTAACCAGATTACTTCGGGGAATAGTAATTATGTTCTGAATGCCGATGGTACATTGTTGGTGAAGAAGAATGTCTCCCCGACAGCTCCGGTGCAGATTCTTTGTCGGGCTACTTATGTGGATTCCAGGAACAGGAACACACTGGTATATAACGATACATTCACCTTAAACTCTATACAGAAGAGTGATGACCAGCTTTCACTGAGTATCAATCAGCCTGCCAAGATAACCTATAACCCCCTAAAGGATAACCAGTACATAGATATCACTGCCGCATTGAAAATGGGCAGCGAGACGGTTGCGGATGCCAATGTGGCGTATTGGTGGTATAAGGTGGTAAATGGAGAAGAGACTTTAATTAACTCTTCTGACTTGAACATAGAGTATGTAACCGGCCAGGGAACCAAGACACTACGTATTGATGCCGACAATACATATCTGAGCATCATTCGTTGTCGTGCTGCTTACTACACTGGAACCAAACCTTCGGCACCTACAGATGATACCCTGATGGCGGAGACGGCCATAATTTATAAGATTCCTCCGATTAGGGCATTTGTCTACAGTCCGAACGGCAGCATTATCCGTAAGGGGATGGCTAACATGACTTTTTATGTGAAGATACTGACGAACAAAGAGGAACTGACCGAAGAGCAAATCAACAAGTTCTTTTTTGTGAAGTGGTTTAAAAAGTCATCCGCTGCCGGTGCGACAGCTACGGAAATCGGACACGGTAGTTCGATATCGGTTACAGCCGACAGCTTACGCCTGAGTGGTGGCTTGCAAATGTCGGTTTACCCGGAAGTCTATGAGATCGGTCCTTATACGGTGCTTACTACCAAGAGTGGTGATCCTATCCGTACAGGTGCCAATGAAGTAATAATAGCCAGGGGCTAATTAAAAATGAAGTATATGAGAGAAATGAAGTATTTGAAAGTTTCCGCCGATATCGCCCGTCGTGCCGGTGTGATTGATGTCCGCCATCGGACTGCTGACGGGGAGTTTATCATAAACGAAAGTGACCTTCGCATGGTGAGGTTTGAACCTGAGGAATATGTGAAGGGTATTGCCGGGCAGGTTCTTACAGAGCAGGAAGCGGCCAAGCTAATCGAAGCCGGCGGAAATCAAATTGGAGAGGAGGTCTTAAATGAAGAAAGTAATGAATTACCTGTTGAGGATTCTTTGCCGGTTCAGGATAGTGATAAAGAACCTATGGCAGAAGATAATCCAATTAACGGAGAGGAGGCACAAGATGAGTGATGTTGCAGGTTCTCTTTACGTCGGGATGATAATAGACGGTGACAGTGCTCAAGGGAATATTCGATCTACTAAGCCGCTTGTGCAGATGTACCAGAAGGACACGGGTAAATGTGTACCGGACTGGAGTGTGGCGGCCAACCAGCCCGTCATCTATCCGGTCATGCGCTCAGGCAATGAAAACGTGATCAAGCCGATTGTGTCGGGTTCCGAGAAGTGGTATTACAACAACACTTTAGTAACGTTCAACGCTTCTGGACTTTCTACCGCTCCGGCTGCCGTTGCCAGCAAGTTGCAGACCACTACTTACAATAATGGTTCTGTGAATGTACCGGCATTGAAAATAGTGGGCAATTTGGCCAGTGCTTCCAACATGGATGCGGACACCATCCGCATGGACGGAGAGATTGAAGCTTCCGGACATAATCTTGGCTATACTTCTGAGATACCGCTTGCCATCTCGGAGTTTAGTAACTCCGCCTATTACGGTTTCCTGTATCCTTCCGATGGCGGTATTATTGATGGTGATACAGCTACCGTTAAAGTGACTCAGGAACTCTACAAGGGTGGCTCATTGGTGCCTCAGAGCAACTACTCCCTGAAATGGTATAAGATGCCGTCAACCACAGCATGGTCAACGGCCAACAGTGTTTCATTGGTAGCGGACGATGTCGATTCCAAGTTAAGCGTGAGGGCTGAGTTTATCATCGGTGGTGAGGTGGTTGCTACTGCCATTTGCGAAGTGAGTGATGAGACTGATCCGTTATTCCTGGCAATAAACTACAGTGGTCCGACGATGCTTACCAGTAGCGGTGCTACCAGTGAGGTTACAGCTACTTACAAAGTAAAGCGGGTAGGAACGGGTGAAGAGGTGAGCGGGTTTACCTTTACAACAGCTTTCACGAAGGCTGACGGTACGGCCTTTACTCCGGTCAATGCACCTACTACCACCGGTTGTAAGCTTACTTATACTGATGTGAAGAGTGCGGGAGGGAATATAACCGGTTATGTACAGGGAACTAAATCGTGAGTTGTCATGGCAAAGAATCAGATAGTTGCATCAGTCTTTAATGTCACAGCGGCACCCGATGACGGTGCCAAAGGTGACCGTGGTGCCCGTCTCCGCCAAACTGATTGGGCAGAAGGGAAGCAATATCTCTCGGGAGCCGATGGTGAGCTTTGGTACGATGTGGTATTATACAAAGATATGTTATATCTGTGTTTGAAGTCACATACTTCCTCATCTGCTAATAATCCTCAGACTTCAGTCGCAGGCCAATTAGGATATTGGGAGAAAGCCGTGGACTGGATTTTTGTTGCTACCAAATTACTGTTAAGCGAGAAGATAAGATCTGAATATATTGATGTTGATGATTTGGTCGTAAAGCATGTAGAGGCAAAGGATGCAGCCGGTAATGTTACTTGTAGGATTAATGGTAAAACGGGCGAAGTTTATGTCAAAGGTGAAATAACTGCGACCAGTGGCTCATTTACAGGTGAAATTATTGCTCAAAGTGGTAAGATAGGAGGATTTACCCTTGAAAGCGGTTCGCTATTCTGGAAGGGCCGCGATTATTTTGGAAATGATAGTCGTAGTGTCCGGATTGGCGTACCTACAGATGCGGCCAGCGGGATGATTGATGTTTCTTTCAATGGGGCTACCACCGGAAAGTTTGGTATAAAAGTGATTGGTTCTAACTCTGGCGGTGCTTGCATTTATGCATCGAGATATGCATCTGAAGGATCACGGTCATATCCAAAGGAAGGTAATACATACGCCGCTTATTTTGATGGTGGCGTCTTTGTCTCAGAGAATTTAACCAGTAAGCTGTGTCTTGCTGATAAGTTTGGTGCCGTGGTTGCTCGGAATGCCGATGGAAGCGTATCATATTATGAAGGGGTGGACTTTAATTTTGGTTCAATGATATTTAGAAAAGGATTATTAGTAAATAGAGCATAGAAATAATGAAAGTAGATTTAAACAGAAAATTTAAAGACTTTAAGGGAGGTGAAACAGAGAATGTTGTTTCGGATAAGGTTGCGGAAGCTCTTTATTCCGCTGGGATTTCACCCGAGTTCGCAATTAAACGCGAGGACAAATTCAGAGCTTATAAACTCTGTAAATCCATCATGGATAATAACGGGGTTGTAGAGTTGTGTAGTGAGGACATATCTTTAATTAAAGAAATTTGCTCTAACTTCTTTACGGCGGGTGCTTATGGTCAAATCCATGAAATGTTAGAGATGTAATATAAAAATATATCTTTTCTCCTTGCCCACAAGGGAGTGAATTTGCGGGAAATAAATTAAACAAAACGAGATTAAAAAATAAATGTTGAATTTGGGCGTTTTTCGCTATAGTTTAAACGCCCGTCAAAACTGAATAGATCATGAAACTGAATGAAAGTATGCAGGTCGGTAGTATTAATAGTGAATATATCGCCTTAATAGATTCTAATGGTAAT